ATTAATGCAAATGGCGTTAAGACTGATTTAGTTGATATGTTCAGACACGTTGATGTACGTGATAAGCTTATCGATAATGTTTCTACATATACATACTATGAAATCAGTAATGGAGAACGTCCTGATGTTGTTTCGACTCGTTTATATAAAACTCCTGATTATTATTGGACATTCTTTGTCGTCAACGAAACACTTAAACAAGGACTAAACTCGTGGCCTAATACTTCTCGCTCTTTTGATTTAATGTTAGAGCAAGACTATTCGAAATATTCTGTCCTTGTTTTTATTCCTCGGCAATATCCTGTTGCTCGTAAATACGAAAATTCCTTTGAAATGACAAATTATTTCGGTGGATTGGATTTAGACAACGAAAATATTAGAATACGGTCGCGCGATGGTGGTGAAGAAGTACAAGCAGAGATATTAAAGTTTGATGATCAACGGTTCCAGCTTTGGATAAATGATATTACTAATAAAGGAAAATTTGCAAATAACAGAGAATGGCATATAGAGTATATTAAGAATCCTTATTTAGACGGTCAGAAACATATACAATTTGAAGCGGAAAGAACTGAGTGGACAAAAAAAGCACTTAAATGGGTACAATTAAATCAAACTACTACTTATTATGAATTCTTAAGAGATATAGAAAATAAGCAAGGGTTAGTAATCGGAAGTACTGCATATTACGAACATTTCCTAGAAAAATATTTCCAAAAAATAGAATTCATTTCTCATAGATTCTTTGAGAGTTCATATAATGCTCCAGCGTACTTTATTGATAATGAATATGAAGGAGATAAGTCAACTGCTTTCGATGCGTACTCACGTGTATTTAATATTAATGATGTTGAGCTTGAGGGGGAATATTTTAGGGGTGATATAGATATTAATGTGGCACCAACTCGAATCGATGGATTTGATCAAAGCGAAATGGTAGAATATAACCAGATCAGTAGGCAGAGGAGATATATTCCAAGCTTTGTTGAATCATACTATGCTGAACAAGCTAAATTTGTATCTATAAAGGAAGATCTTGAAGAAAAAGATTTTGAGGCACGGAAGATTCGAGTAATCAGAGAAGAACACATCGATGATTTCGTTGCAGCATATCAAGAGAAACTAACAAAATAAATGGGAACACAAAGGGCAAATTTTGGGAGAAATTCATCATTATCTCCAGGAGCATATAATTTAGAGACAGTAGAAATAACTACGCATGACGGTAAAAAATATGATATCGAAAACATTGTTGTTAAGCTTAACATTACAGAATCTCTCTATTCTCCAAACATTCTTGCTAATATCAGTATAAAGGATTCAGCAAATTTCTTTGAAAGTTCTCCGTTGATTGGTCAAGAAAAGATTCAGATTATAATATCTACTAATCCGAATACAAACGGTAATGTTAAAGAAAGAAAGATTTCACTTGATTTTGTTGTTACAGAGTATCCTCTATATGCGAGCGCTGAAGAAGAACATATTAATGTCTATACAATAAATTGTGTATCAGAGCATGCATATTATTCGAAACTGAAGAAGATATCTAGAGCTTTTACCAATAACACAGATAAAGAAATCGAAAGAATCATTAAAGAGGATTTGCAGTTTGCTGGTAGCATTGTAGTAGATGGAGAAACTATTTCGCGGGCGAAGGGAATTATTAATTGGCAGACTCCTCTAGAGGCAATTGAATGGCTAAGAAAAAAGACATACGATGGAAATCATTCTCCATTTTTCTTTTATCATACTCTCGATAATACTATCCATTTATCATCGCTCCATAATTTATTAACTGCTGAAGAATATCACACATACCACGATCACAGAGAATTTAATCAACTTCCTTATACTAAAGAAGACTATGATCAAAGAGTATCGCGTATTCTCAGTGTTACATCCAATCTTAAATTTGGAAAGGTTTATCAAGGAATCAACGGAGGATGGGCATCAGAAAACAATTATTTAGACTATTCGCGGAAGACATATACAAAATATGATTATAACTATGATAGGGATTTTAAGCAAAATCTTACTCTAAATAAAAAAATCCCGCTTTCTGCAACATTTGATGTAAATGGAGAGAAATTAAACCTTATGCCTAAGTCGCATCTTGAGCACACATCAGTTAACAACTTGGCCTTTTCTGAAGATGGAAAGGATATGAATTATAATACCCTTCAAGAAAATACGCATGGTAAAACTCGTTCAATTGAAGAAGCTCTTGAAACTGCATCGCATGATATAAAACTTTTTGGTGATTTTAAATTGAATCCTGGTACAGTGATTAATTTAAAATTCCCTAAATCGATTGATCCAGTTGGTATGAAAAAATTCCTCGCGAACATGAAGAATAAATCACAAACAGATAGAGATTTGATTGACCAACACCTCTCTGGTAGGCATTTAATTACTTCTGTAAATCATGTCTTTGATGGTGGTGAATATTTCTCAGAATTGCGGGTAAAGAAAGACTCCTTTAATATTGAACTATAAATAAATTATGAATCCTGAAAATTTTATTAATAACGGTGGTGGATTTGCATGGTTCACAGGTGTGATTGAAGACATTGATGATCCTATGGAGATGGGAAGATATCGCGTAAGATGTTTTGGATATCATAACGAAGACAAAACTGAAGGTAAGGGTATTCAAACAGAAGATTTGCCGTGGGCCATGACAATGTTGCCTGTTACATCAGCTTCAATTTCAGGTGTTGGTCAGTCAGCAACAGGATTGTTACGTGGTACATGGGTAATTGGCTTCTTTCGAGATAGTATTAATGCTCAGGATCCAGTTATTATGGGATCTATCCCATCTATTACATCACGTCCAACTGATTATAGTAAAGGTTTTTCTGATCCGTCTAAACGATATCCAAGTAATAAGAAAAATTCTAAATTTGCTGGAAAACTTGTCAAAAAAGACCCAGATAATGAAAAAGAAAAAGGCGAAGATATGGGATTACATCTTAATATGCCTGACACCCCAAGATCTGCACAAGTCAAAGAAGAAAAATATAAAGAAGGATTTAGTTACGATAAGAAAAAATCTTTACGAAAGTTATATGATAAAGTTCCTACTGCACTCGGCCGTGTAAATAATAATTGGAAGTTCCCTGTTCTTGATGATGTGATGAAACCAACATATCCTCAGAACCATGTTACTGCCTATGAGCGAGCCAATGATGCTGATGAAGCAGCACACATTGTTGAGTATGATGTAACTCCAGGCAAAGAAAGAATATCTACAATCCACAGAACTGGTACATATGAAGAAGTTACTCCAGTCGGTGATAAGACTTCAGTCATTGTCGGTAATAACTTTCAGGTCATTGTAAAAGATAATAACGTGAACATTAAGGGAAACTGCAATTTAACAATTGATGCTAACTGCACAACATTTATTAAAGGAAACTGGGATATTCGTGTAAATGGTAATGTAACTGAAAGTATCGGAGGTTGGAGAAAGATCGATGTCGGCCTAGAGCAGGTAGAACATATCGGGTCATCTCTGTTACAGACTACTGGTGGACCATGTACAGAAAAATATGGTGGAAATCAAGTGACTACTGCGCCTAATATCTTCCTCAATTAATATAAATAGGTTATATGTCAAGGCAACTATCAGATAAAAATCCAGCGCCAAATAAGGTTGCGATGCAGCAATTGTATAAGGATTTCCCTATATTTTTTAAAGACGTGCACCCAGTTAAAAAGGATATACCAGCAGTTGTAGATTTAGAAGCTGTTAAGTCTGCCGTTAAGAATTTAATACTAACAAACTTTTTTGAGAGACCATTTCATCCTGAAATCGGATCCAATGCGGCTGCGATGTTATTTGAACCAGCAGATAACTTTACCGCGATGGCAATTAAGGAAGAAATACTATTTGTATTAAAAAAATTCGAACCAAGAACAAATGATCATGTAGTTGAAGTTACAGACAATTCTGATAGGAACTTATATGAAATTACAATTGGATTCAATGTTATATTCTCTCCAAAAAGAGAGGAAATTAGTTTTTACTTACAACGATTACGATAATGAAACAACTTAATGTTACAGAATTAGACTTTGATGCAATCAAAGATAACCTTAAAGATTATTTTAGAAATAATCCAAATGGAGAATACAGCGATTGGGATTTTGAGGGATCAGGTCTTAATCACCTATTAGACATCTTAGCATATAACACGCATTATAACGCAGTTGTTGCGCATAATGCAATGAATGAATCCTTTATTGATTCAGCGCAAATCAGATCAAATGTCGTTTCTCGAGCAAAGCTTCTTGGTTATACTCCAAAAAGTAAGACAGCTCCAATGGCATCGATCTCGTTGACCTTTGCATCTTCTGTTAATCGTAATCTTTCTACATACACACTTTATAGAGGACAAACTCTTACAGCCGCGATCGATGGTACAACCTATACGTACATCACAGTAGATGATTATACTACTACTCTTGATGAAATAAATTCTCAATATGTTTTCGAGAATGTGGTTATCTATCAAGGACGAATGAAAGAAAGTACATTCGTTGTTGAATCTGGAAACATTGATCAGAAATTTATTATTGAAGATTCATCGATTGATTTAGATCATTTGATCGTTGATGTATTTGATAATGCTTATTCAACTGCTGTTGAAACTTATACTGAATTCACGACTCTTTCAGGTGTTGGTCCATCAACTGCTGCCTACTTTATTAACGAGAATTATAATGGAAATTATGAGATTCAGTTTGGTGATGATATTTTTGGAAAAAAACCAGCATCTCTCAGTATAATTAAACTTAAATATTTAAGTACTGAAGGTAAAGAAGGTAATGGCGCTAATGTCTTTACATGGGCGAGTCCAACATCAGTATCACCAGTCATCACAACTTTATCTGGTGCTACAAATGGTAGTGAAAAGGAAGACATTGAAAGTATTCGTCAAAATGCACCTCTTTCCTTTATAACACAGAACAGAGCTGTTACATCGAGCGACTATAAGACTCTTGTCATGCAGATTCTTAATAATATTGAAACAGTATCTGTTTGGGGAGGAGAAGATAATTTTCCACCACAATATGGTAAAGTATACATATCGGTTAAACCATTCGATGATAATGCTCTTACTAATACAGATAAAATCTTTTTGCTTAAAGAACTTGAAGCAAAGAGAGTAATTGGTATCGAGCCGGTTCTTATCGATCCTGATTTCACATATCTATACTTTGATGTATTGTTTAAGTACGATTCAAATAGAACATCGCTGTCTGCTGGTCAGCTTTCAACAAAGGTAGAGTCTCTTCTTTTAGATTTCAATACAAACAATCTTCAAAGGTTTGACGGAGTCTTCCGTTATTCGCATCTTCTTTCCCTAATTGATAAGTTAGACATCGCGGTTGTTAATTCATTCGTTAGAGTCTTCGCGTATAAAAGGGCAGTAATAGAATATGGTAAACTTGTATCAACACCAGTTGATTTCCAAATGGCACTATATGCAGACGAAAATCAAGAAGAATCAGTATTGAGTTCAGATTCTTGGACATATAACGGAGTTGTTCTTCGTATTGAAGATGAACCAATTATAGGTTCATCAACTGAAAGAAATATATACGCATACTCTCTCGGTGCTGATGGAATCAAGAGAACTTTATTCAGAAGTGTTGGCACCCTTGATACTAGTAGCGGATTAGTTTCGATTGATTCTCTTCCTATTAATAAAACCGAGACTATAAATATATACGTTACACCAGCATCAAATGACGTAGTATCAAAGAGAAATAAACTTCTTTCAATTGACATTGGTAAAACAGTAATTAAACCAGAAGTTGATACAATCGCAGTATCTGGTTCTTCTGGAGTTAATGACTATGCACCATTTTTAAGACACCGCCCCGATGGAAATATATAAAATATGTCTCATATCTCTATAGCAACCGCAGCTCCACAGGGAACTGTACCGCATAATACTGAATCGCTTAGAGTTGAAGAACTTATTCCTGCGCAACTAAGAGAAAGTTCAGAAACTTTTATAAATTTAATAAAAGAGTATTATGAGTATCTTAATACTGAAGGTCTTCCAACATACGAAACGAATCGCATCATTGATGAACACGATATTGATAAAGTTTCGATCAAGTATTTAGACGGTATTCAAGGAGAAATTGCTAAGAATATTCCTAATTCAGTAGTGGTTGATAGAGTATCGCTGTACAAAAAGATTGTCCAGTATTATACTCTTAAAGGTTCTGAAGAAAGTATTACAACGTTTTTCCGCCTCTTCTTCGATGAAATTATTGAAGTATCCTATCCAAGAGAGAAGCTCTTTAGTCCTTCTTCTGGTGATTGGGAGCCAGCTAATGATGATTTTACTCGTACTATTGTAGCATCGTTGATAGAAGGTAGTACAGCTATAAAATATAACTATACGCCGTTTCAATTAAAAAAGGATGATGATGTATTAGGAAGCGGTAAGATTATTAAAGTCACACCGATTAGTCTTTATGATAATCCTCCTGCTATTAATTCGTTAGTATTTGATGTTAATTCAGCAAAAAATCTTAACTCTATTAATGAATCATGGGACTCAATAGTATTAAAAGATACTTGGAGAGGCTACTTTAATAACGGTGCTTCATTTAATTCATATGAAGAGTTAGTACACTTTGATGGAGAAAGCGCTTATGTTGACTTTGGAGATATAGGTGAACATAGTGTTCCTCTTGATACTGAAGAACACACGTTTGTTATTCGCTTTCGTCCAAAATTTAATAAGGAAAATACTGTAATTCAACCACTCTTTTCTTTATCAAAAGATTATACTCAGTTACAGTCTCATGAGTTGTTCTTTAATAAAGATACAGGAAAAATAGGTAGATCGTTCGTTAATACAAATGAGCCTCGAATTTCTCTTAACGGAGATGATACATTTCAATTTACGAACTTTATAGATCAAACAACGAGTGCTCTTAATACTTTAGTCGGAAATAAGAAGGAACATATGACCAAGTTCTTATCTCCAATGAGTTTAACATTCAATGGTAAGTGGCAAGAAACGCTCGTTACTTTTAATGGAAAAGCGATTTCTATTCATAGTACCGACCCGGTGTTAAAGACTCTAACCGAAGATGATCTTCGCTTCTTTGATTTTAGCGGATCAACATTCGATGCTCCAAATAATATTAAAGTTGGAAATACAATTACGTACGAAGCTCTTGCGGATTATAACGGGAGGTCAACTGCGATAAGCGAAGATGGCAATATACTTGCTATCGGTGCACCATTTAACGACGGTGGAGGCCTAAACGCCGGTCATGTTAGAGTATTTAGATTAAATAGTAATAGCTCTCCAGAATTATGGGAACAAATTGGTTCTGATATTGACGGTGATCAAATCGATCAGCGTTTTGGTACAGCTATTAGTTTAAGCTCAGACGGAACAGTTCTTGCTATTGGTGCTCCGAATAACGCTCAGGCTAATGCTCCACTATCTGGTAAGGTTAACGTATACGAATTAGTTAATGAATCTTGGGTACAAAAAGGATCGACGTTATATAGCGCAGTTGACTATGAAAGAAGTGGTAGTAGCGTTAGTTTAAATGGAGATGGTACTCGGTTGGCAATAGGTAATGATCCTTACATTGCTGAAAACAGTTTTGAAGTTGGTCTCGAAGAGGGAAATGACGGAGGAGGAAGTTTATTACAAGAAGATGGTGCTAAGATATTAAATCAAAACTTTGATAGTACTTCAGCTTCAGTTGTAAATAGAGCCCGCGTATTTGAATTTGATGTTTCAAATGATTGGGTTCAAATTGGATCAGATATTACCGAGTTAGATAACGACAATCAAAGTTATACTCAAGTTAGTTTAAGCGATAACGGTCGAACTCTTTTAGTTGGAACTCGTTGTAATGTTGGATCTGATATAAAAGCATGTACAAAATCATATATTAATACTGCTGAATCTGTTGGTTGGTTCTCTAGTGGCCAAAGACTAATATTCGATGACGGCGCTAATGATATATTGCTTTCTCCCGTTGAAAAAATAGAAATTAGTTTGAGTAATAACGGTAAAACTTTTGTAATTGGCATTCCTGGTAAATTGGGTACAGAAATTACAAACGGAGCAGTAGAAGTTTATAGGCTTGGAAGTAATAATTTATGGTCTCAATTAGGAGAACCACTTTTCGGAGAAAGGCCTGGAGATCATTTCGGCAACGCGGTATCTATCAATAGTACCGGAAATATTATAGCTGTTGGTGCTTCCTATAATGATGGAACATTCCCACAATCAGGTCATACAAGAATATATCAATATCTAGAAAATAAATGGAGCAAGGTTGGTAACGATATTGATGGTGAAGCGTTTAATGAATATAGCGGCTCAGCAGTTAGTTTAAACGCTACTGGTACGAGAGTTGCAGTTGGTTCACCTCTCGGCGGCGGCGGTAAAGTAAGAGTTTACCAACTTGCTATTAATGCAAACATATCTACGTTCTTACACGCTGAGAAACATCCTACTGATACTAAAAGTAGATGGTCTATTAAGTCAAATAGTAAGTTGATGTATTATACAGAATGGGAAGATAACTCCGCATTCGTAAATGTTAATCCATACGATCTTGGACTAAGGTGGATTATCGGAGACAAACAAGGAGATGAATCTTTACCAGTTCTCCCACACTGTGATCGCATCAAGAGAAACGCTGATCATATCTTTACTCTGCATAATAGAGGATACATGTCTATCTATTATAAACATAATGACAATTTTATCCCATGGCAAGATATTACTATTGCTGATACGACTGTTTATGATGGAGAAAGACTATGGGAAATCTTAGACTATGCAGTTGATGATGTATATCTTACTATTTTAGATAAGCCTATTGGTGGTGCATCTCGAGCGCTTATATTTAAAGCGAATGAGTATAATACATATGAGCATTTTCAAACATTATCTTTAGACCTTCCTGCATATCAACGCCGAGCTTCTGATTTTACTCACATCAAATTGGTGAAGTCGCAACTTATTGTTGGAACACATACTCTCAATAATACAGACATTTCTCAAGTTATTTGCGTTTATGATCTAGTTGATGGTCGCTGGTCTGAAGAGAACTCTGCCAGTTTGCCACATGCTACATTAAAAAGTGTTAGACCACATCTAGAATTTAGCATGAATTCCGGAGTAACGACTAATCGATGGAAGTCAACCAACGAGCTAGCCAGCATTAACACAAACACCAGTGTCAATACATCTTTAGATGACGGAATTAAACTTGGGTCGTCAGCTATAAGCACTCCTATTGGACTTGATGTTGATTCTAAGTTTAGTTTAGCTATTCGGTTTAATGCAATAGATATATATGATAGTATTACTGACATATTAACAATTGGTAATGTGACACTTCGGATTAGTAAGAATCCTATTTCTGGAAATAAGTCACTTCAAGTTGTTTCTAAAGAAGCTGGTAAAGTTGATTATCCTATATTTTTAGATAAGATAAACACCAATGCAATTCTCGACAATAATCCACGAGAAATATTTAGTGATCAATACTTTAATGACGAAATAAAAACCGATGAATGGAATAACTTAGTAGTAGAATTTACGGTTGGAAGTCTATCGGTGTTTGAAGAAGAAGTAATTACAGGTTTAAGGTATTCGCTTAATGGATTTAAGAGATCAAAGACTGTTGATGTGATTAATATAATCGACGATGAGGGTGAAGATAATTTCCAGAGAAGTCCAGTTTACGGAATTAGCGCTGCTTCTCAGATGTCTCTCGGTACTAAAATTGCATTTAATCACATTTCTTTCTATAATAGAGGTCTTTCTCATATCGAGTTTGGAAGAATAGAGACAACGTTATCAAGTGTATACACTAGTAACGTTACTACAGGAATAAACTCATTGCTTGATGGAGGAAGATTTGAAGTAAGTGAAAATGGTAACGTTATAATAAAGGTTGCTGCATATGGTATTAACATTTGGGAAAAAACTCCAGATGGTTGGGTAAGTTTTTATAATCCGATAAGTTCTATAACAGATGGAGGTAGTAATTATATTACACATAGCGGATCAAGATTGTATTCATACAAATTCTCTGGGAATGATTTGATATTGGTAAATGGCGGGTTAAATAACGCTCAGCAATATTTAGAAGCATACGATGAAGAAGATTCTTCATACAAAAGAAAACAGCATAACTCAACAACAGTAGCGTATTACATCCGAAGTCAATATTTAAACTCATATATTAGTTGGAAGTTATTCGAAACGTTTAGAGCTTCTGTAGAATTTGAGCAGAAGAACGATGAATCATTAAAGGTAGGATTAAATTATGGAGTAGATATTGCTATTGATAACGCTAATGACACATTCGCTATCTCTCTTGAACCGGACAGTGTTAATAAAATATTGAAGGAGCCAGCTTCTTTAGAACCAGCATCAAGTGAAAACATTACAAATGTTAAGTATGATATTTGGAAAAAACTATCAGATAACTTCATTCGTCCTTTACCGCTATATGAACCAATAGACGGTTATCCATTAGTAACTTCATATCCTCCGCAATTGAGTAATAGTGGTATATTAAGAATTTCGAAAAATGCTCCTTCGTACAACGCCGTAATAGCAGATGGTGATCTTATTCATGCAACTGAATTTACAAAACCCCTCGTAACATATACCTTTAACACCAATATTAATAGACCAGGTTATTATTTGGAATCAAAAGATATCATCGATGATTTTGTTATATCAAATATTCCTTCAAATAGAGTGTATTTGGATAATAAAAAGATTCAATATAACGAGTTTAACATAATACTCATAAGAGGAGTAGCTGATAGGTATAACGGCTACATTGATATATCAGTCGGTGGTAGTAATTTCGAAAGAATATTAGAAGGAAATACTCTTAAGCATTTATTGATATCTCCTGAAGCAAACTTTGTACTTGGTAGAAGTGTTAATGGATACTTCAATGGCGATATCAGCCATTCTCAGTACTATTCATCTGCAGTCTCAAATGCTACAAAGGATGAAATTGTAGAATACTTAATTAATAATGTTAAAAACTTCTATCAAATTGTATATGAAGAGTTTGACGGAATCACACTAGGAGCCAATCGACTTACTTCCGAACCGCTTTCAGAAGATCCATTCGTCTTTAACACATTATCTGGCCATGTATTTAATTCATTTTGGTTTTTTGATGAACCGCAAATACGTACAAAGATTTCAGTAACAGCTGACTATAACCAATCAATTAGTAATGAAGCTCAAAGCATATATTGGGGAGATGGAAGAAGCAACATAATAATAGATAACGCAGCTTTACTGCATGAATTTACTACAAATTATCTTGGCAAATACTATGATAGAAAAGGTCAAGTCTCTTCAGTTAA